TGGTTACAAATATCAATTGAATGGTATCCGAATGTCTGGTGACATGGACACTGCAATGGGTAACTGCTTGACTATGTGTGGCATGACATATTCCTTTATGGCTCATATCGGCATTCAGACTTACGAATATATGAATGACGGTGATGATGGTGTGCTAATTGTAGAAGGCGGGGATGCTTCACTGGTGCTGGACCACTTTAAGGATTATTTTCTTAAATTTGGATTCACCATGAAGTTGGAGGGCACTGCTTCTGTTATTGAGGAAGTCGAATTCTGTCAGGCGAGACCAGTATTTGATGGACAACAATACAGATTTGTACGTGACCCCCGGGTGTGTCTTGATAAAGATTCACTATCCCTAAAAGGATCAACTGACGTTGATACCATGCGGCATCTTCGTGATGCAATTGGTTGGTGTGGTCTGTCACTAGCGGGTGACATGCCCATCTTCAATGAATTTTATAAAAGTATGATTGAATTCCAGGAACAAGAGCGTGTCCCGGAATTCACTACTGGTATGCAATTCTTAGCAAGAAATATGGTACCGAAATACCGTATACCAACTGATGCAACACGTTTGTCCTTCTACTTAGCATTTAACATCCCACCTGACAACCAAATCATCGTGGAAGATGAAATTCGCAAGTTCGATTGTTCAATATCACGCCCGGCCGTGCTTGAGATATCAATCAACAACCACCTACATACAATCAATCAATATCACTAACAATTTTGAAAATCTCATTCTCTCACATAGTATAACAACAACAACACTAGTAAATCCAATGGCACCTACCAAAACCAAGCGCAACACCAAGAAATTGCAGTACACCACTGGGAAACCGAGCAAGAATTCAAGAGGATTGGCTGGTTTCACAACCTCTCAACAGGATGTGGAACAAGTTCACTCACTTGCGAACCCTTTCTCGGCCTCTGCTCGTGGGTCGAAGATTCCTGACAGCGATTCTACCAAATCTGTTCCCATCTCAATTGTCTCGCGACGATCAATGGCTTCAGATGCGGCGGGTAAAATTGGCGTTCACATCGCCCCCAAATTATCCGAGTGCACTAGCTTTGGCACTACCATTACTGGTAGTGTCATTACGACTATTGGTACTGCAGGCCCACTTCCGGATTACACTGCGTTAGCGGCTCAGTTTTCAAGTTACCGGATTGTATCTTGGGGTGTCAAAGTCTACTCGACATTAGCACCTACAAACCAATCTGGGTATTTCACTTGCATTACTGATCCAACATTCAGTTCTGGATTTGACACTGCGAGTAGTTTCTTTGAAGAAACATTGACTTTCCCACTCTCTGAGACATCTGTCCAGTGGGTGAGTAAACCAGTGGGTAATCAATATAGAGACTATATACCTATTGCCGACCAAGCTAGTTGGGATCACTTATTCATTTACATGGATGGAATGCCTGCGAGCACCAGTGGCGCAATGCAAGTTGAGATTTACTTCAACCTCGAATGTCAAGTTTCACTTGGCTCACTCTCCTCAGCGATTGCTACCCCATCAGCGGAACACAAACCCCACATATTAGCTGCATCTGCTGCAGTTCTTAAGAAGGTTGCTGGTACCAAGTTGGGCGACGCAGTCAAGAGGGGATTCATGGGTTGGATCAGAGGTGCTTTACAGCGCGGAGGCATGGTTGCTTCTCGCTATTTGGGCATACCTTCTGATTCACTTAACATGATTGGAGACCTTGTTTAACATTACATATTATACTATACAATAACCATAAAGCTACAGGCTACAACAGCACATAAAAATAGAGCAAATGGTCGTAACCGAC